ATCTAATATGGCAAACACTGCAGCACAGAATGCAGTTAATCAACAGAACGCACAGAACGCTTTTGGATTAACTTCAGCAGCTCAATCATTTTTATGGCAAGAACTAAGAGACCAAGCTGATTATGATTTTAGATACGCAGAAAATGCTGCTAATAGAAAATTACAAGCTATGATAGCTGCAGCAAGTGCTGAAGGAGACGCAGCTAAAAACTGGTCTTCTACATTTAGTAGTGCATCAAGTACAATAGATAGAATATTTGGAACATCTTAGGAGATAATATAAAATGGGAATTTTTAGTAAAATATGGAAAGGCATCAAAAAGGTAGGTAAAAAAATTGCCAAAGGTGTTAAAAAAGTATTTAAAAAAATAGGCGGTGCAATGGGTAAACTAGGAGTAGTAGGGCAGTTAGGAATGATGTTTCTTATGCCATATGCTATGGGAGCCTTATCTAGTTTTGCCGGTTCGGCACTTGGAACAGTTGGGCAATGGTCTGCAAACTTACTAAGTAAATCTGGCATAGGTGCTAAAGCTTTAGGACATACTTTAAATATGGTACACAAGGCAGGAACATTTGCTGGTAAAGTCTATACAACTATTTCTGATACTATTGGTAATGCAGTTGATAGAGTTGGTAACTTTGCAAAGGGAGAAGGTTTTACTTTAAGCGAAGGAAGAACTTCTATATTTGCAAAAGGTAACGAAAGGTCTTTATTATCTACAGAAGGATATAAACTTCCTGAACCTACAGTAGTTCCTGAACCTGTAACAGTTCCTATAACTTCAGAAATTAAATTAGACCCAGAAGCTTTATATCAAGAAAGTATTAAAGAACAGTTAAGTAAAACAATACCAGATGCTTTAGGTTTAGAAACTGCTCCAAAAAGTTCTTTATTAGACTTTGATGCTTCTAGTTTTGAAATACCTAAAATAGATATAGCAGGAAATGCTGTACAAAATGTTTCTCCTGATTTAACTATGGGTGATAGATTAAAAGAATTTGCAGTTGGTAAATTTGAAGAAAGTGTAGAAACTATAAAAGATTATAATCCTGCTAAAGCTTTAACTCAAAGTGTTGATAAAATTATTTATAATACAGCTTTAGAAGCTGGCGGTGTAGATACAACTGCTGATTACATTGATGAAAGAACTGTTATTAATGTTCCAGAAATGTATGATGTAGGCTCTACTAATCCGGGTGTATTTAAGGAAGTAGATTTTGCTTTAAGTAAGATGGGCAATGCTTGGATGGGTAGTAACTATACTAACTCTAATTATATAAATAATTTATTAGGAGAGGGAACTTCAGCTTATGATTCTTATATGAACCAATTTGCACAGTCTCAAGCTCAACCTTTACAAATACAAATATAAATAATAGGAAAATAAAATGGTACAAGAAGAATATAATCCAGAAGCTGTAGAAGCTTTTGCAAAAGCAGGAAGACCAATTCCGGGACAATCCCTTACGTCTAATCCAGAAGAAGTTAGACCTTTTGAAGGTGCTCCAGAGTTTACAAATTTTAAAGAAGCTTTGGATTATACAGTAGGTGAACTTTTAGAAGAAGAAGCTTACATGTCTATAGTAGGTGCTATAGGTGATGGTGTACCTGTTATTGATTTAGTAATGCAAATTACTTATGTAGGATTTAGAGAAGGTAAATGGAATCCTGATTTAATGATGATGTTAGTTGAACCATTAATATATACTTTAATGGCTTTAGCAGAAAAAGCAGATATTGAATACAGAATAGATGATGAAGATGATGAAGATGATGAACCTGCTGAATCTATATTAGAAGAAAAAGCTAAAAACATTGCAGACTTAGCAAAAGCTAAATTAGAAAAATCAGGCAATATTCCTTCAGGAGCTATACCTACAGAAATTGCACAACAAATAGAAGCTGCTGAAGTTCCAGAAAGTTTATTAGCTAAACCTGAACAAGAAGAAGAGGTTATGGTAGAAACTGTTACTGAAGAACCACAAGAAAGTTTATTAAATAGAGGACAGTAAAAATGGCAAGATATGATTATGAAAGTCAATTAACTTTTGCAAGAGAGCAATTTGATGAAGCTGAAAAAAGAGGTAAAAAAAGAGGTAAAGAATTAGCTCGTGAAGCTCTTAAAAAACAATTTGTTGGAGGGCTTATAGGTGCAGGATTACAAGGTGTTAAATCTTTACTTGACCAAAAAGCCGATGCTTTACACTTTTCACAAGCTCCACAAAGAGCTAGATATGAGCAGATGTTAAATCAACGTACAAGCATACAAAATACTCTTAAGCCTTACATAGCTCAAGGTGGTAATAAAGAAGATTATCTTACTAATTATTACTATGATATATATAAAACAGAAGCAGTTAAAGCAAAACCTAATGTAAAGGAAGGAAGTTATGATGCTTGGTTAAGAGAAGAGGCTGGTAAAAAAGCTAAAGCAATGATTCCTGTATTTGATAAAATGCAACAAGAATCTTTAGATGTACCTACTTTTGAAGAGTTTCAAGCTCAGTATACTAAATATTCTAATCAAGTAACTCCTAGAAGTCTAGGTGGAGCAGCAGTTAAATATGTTAAAAATTTATTTGATAAAGAAACTGATGAAACATTAGCTTATAAAAATGAAAAAGCTAAAGATGTTTTATATGGTACTTCTTTATTTAAAGAGTCTAAAGAATTAAAAGGAGCTATACAAGAATGGAACGCAGCAGGTAATGGAGTTGTAGACATTGTAAAAGCTTTAAATGAAAAAGCTAAAAAAGGTGAGCTAAACTATAAAATTAAAAAATCTGAATTTAATAAAGTAAAAGTACCTGTAAAAGGAGGTACTCAAGAAGTAACTCAATTTGTAGCTCAGTTTGAAAAAGAAGACGGAAGTGTTGGTTTTTTAGTTGAACCAATTTCTACTGGTAATTTTACACCTGAAAAAAAAATAACTTATACACAAAATGATTTAAATATGGGATGGTCAGATACTGAAACAGTTCTTAAAGATTTTGGAGATAAAAACTTAATTAAAATAAAAGACAATTTAAAAAAAGAAAATATACATTTAAGTTTTGCTAATTCAGTATTAGTTACTTCTAAATTTTTACAAGATGAATACGGTTTTAATAAATCTGAAGCTAATCAAAGAGCAGCATTATTTTTAACTGAACAAGCTAGACAGATGGAAGGTCAAACTTCTTTACTAAAAGAATCAATGACTGATTATGATTTATTATTTCAAGATATTTTTATGAAAGATAAAAAAATTGAAGATTTAAATTATAATGAAATTAATCAAATTTTTAACAGTTTGCCTAGTGTTGTAAATAGAAATGAAGAATCTTTAAATGGAGAAAATTACGAAATATTAGTAAAAAAAATTAACATTAATAATAAATTATCTTTAGATGAAAAAATTGAACAAACTCAAAATTTAAATAAAATATTTTCTCAAAGTCTAGATGTTCCTATAGATAATAATATTAAAGTTTTGTTAGTTGAAAAAGAAAGATTAGTAAAAAAAGAAGAAGAAAAAAAAGAACAAGAAAGATATTACACAGCTCCTGATGGAACTATGTTTAAAGACGGTAAAATTATTTATAGAACACCTTTTGGTAGAACTTAAAAATACATGGCTTTATATAATTACACAGGAACTGTTACTTACGGAGATTTAGCAAAAAAAAGCTATACATTAGATGACCTTGAAAGAGATGATGAGTTTCAAAAAACTTCAGAAAGATTTTTAGAATCTGTAGGTGAAAAGTCTGATGACGTGTTTGAGTATCTAAGAGACTCTGATTTTAATTTATTTTCAGGAATGAATAGAGCCATACAAAGTGGTAAGTTTGATGAACAACAAAAACAAGACTATGCTTATCTTCGTTCTAAGTTTGATAATGCAGATATGGGAAGCTTTAAACAGTATGCTGAACTTATTAAAGATGCAACATTAGATATTGCTACAGACCCTACAGCTATAACAGCAGCTTTACTTACTCCTATAACAGGTGGTACATCATTAGCTGCAAGGCAAGGATTAACTACAGCAGCTTTACAAGGTTCTAAAGCTATAGCAAAAAATAAACTGCAAGATGTTGGTAAAAAACAAATACAAAAAGCTACAGCTATTACAGGTGCTGAAGTAGGAGCTTGGACAGGACTTGATAATCATTTCAGGCAGAACACAGAAATAAATGTAGACTTACGTAAATTATATTCTACACCAGAACTTGTAGGCTCTGCAGCTCTTGGAACTATTACAGGTGGAATATTTGGAAACTTAGCACAACGACATCGTTTGTATAACGAAGATTTGAATAGATTATTTACTAACGATGAGTACAGAAAAAATGCAGGTAGTGAGTTACTTTTTAAAGCTAGAAAAGCTAAAGATACTTTACTAGCTAATACAGTAGGTAATCCAACTAGAATACTTAGAACAACTTCAGAATTTTCTCCTAAAGCTAAAGAACTAGGTGAAAAGTTTAGTGAAGAATTTTCTAAACAAATAGGTAAAAGAACTACTAGAAAATTAGGATTTAGTTTTTCTGAAGACCTTAATAATACTAGAGGTAACTTTTTATTAGAGTTTGATGCTGCTGTTAAACCTATAAGAAAGACAGGTCATATTACTAAAGATAACGAGTTAGATGTTATTAGAATACTTAGAGGAGCTTCTGATAAAGGAGCTAGTAATGAAGTAAAAGCAACAGTTTTAAATTTAAGAAAGTTTTATGATAACATTTTAAAAGAAGCTGAAGAGGCTGGATTAGAAGCACCTAGAATTGAAAACTATTTTCCTCGTTCTTGGAACAGACAAGTTATAGAAGAAGATGTAGAAGGATTTAGAAAATTATTGTTGTCAGAAAAAGTAGAAGGAATTACTGCTAAAAATGTAGATGATGTTATAGAACAAATGTTGGATAAACAAAATGAACTTTTTTCTTCACATTCTATATTACTTACTCAAGCTAGAACATTTAGAAATTTAAAAGATAATAACTTTGAAAAGTATTTGACAAATGATTTAGTTCCAGTAACTACTAATTATTATATGAATGCTGCTAAAACTATAGAGCATAAAAAATCTTTTTTACTTCCGGGTAAGACTAATAAATCTAATGAGAATCAATTTATAGAAAGATATATTACTCCTATAAATCAAGAATTAAGAAAAGTAAGAGGTAAAGGACTTACCAGAAAAGATAAAAAAAGAGTAATTGACCTTTATAAATCTGTAACCGGACAAGTAGATTATTTTGATAATGGTTTAATACAAGGAATTTACGACACTACAAAACTTGCAAATGCTGTGGCTTATCTACCACTTGCAACTTTATCTTCTCTTACAGAGGCTATGATACCTTTAGCCAAAGCTCCTTTAAATGCAAATGTTAAAGGTATGCAATCTGCTGTAACTAGAGGACATAAAATATTTACTACAGAGATAGGAAGTATATTAAAAGAAAAACATAATATGAAACCTGATGAAATAGTTCAGGAAATGAATAGAGTGTTTATAGCTGTAGATGAAGCTATGGGAGATGTTACTAATAGAATATCTGGCGAAGGTTTACAGAATGAATTTCTTAAAAAACAAGCAAGAAGATTTTATAGATTTAATTTACTTGTACCTTGGACAAAAACTGTGCAACTTGCATCTTTTTCTACAGGTAAAGATTTAATAAGAGATAACTTAACAAAACTTAATAAGTTTAAAACTGGTGGAGAAAACATACTAAGTGAAATAGCTCCAATAAAAATTCAAAAGTTAAGAAGTGAGTTATTTGATTTAGGTATAGATGTAGAAGATGGTATTAGATGGTTAAATGCAGGAGCTAAACAAAGCGATGCTTTTTATAATGAGCAGTTAATTAGAGGTGCTGGTAGATTTACTAACTCTATTATCTTACCGACAGCTAGAGAGTCTGCAAGAGTACCTACTTATATGACTAATCCTAAGATAGATATTTTTACACAGTTTTTAAGATACCCTACAGTGTTTGGTAATACAATCTTAAAAAACTTTGCAAGAGATACAATTAATAATCCAGCTATGAATGCACCTAAAGTAGCTGCTTTTGTTGCAATGTCTACTAATGTTGCTAAAGCTACTAACTATTGGAGAACATCAGAAGAAAATAGAGAACGTATGGATAGTGGTGAAGATGCTTGGAAAGATACATTAAAATCTTATCAACGTGTAGGTTTATTAGGTCCTATAGAACATGTAGTTAGATTTACAGAAGCTTTAGCATATGGTCAAAGTCCTGCAACAGCTACTGCTAATTTAGGCGGACCAGTTCTTAATGATATTGTTGGTATGACTTTATACAATAGAGGATTACTTGAAACTGGTGCTAAAAAATTACCTTTAATAGGAACTAAAAACTTAATGAAAAAGTATACAGGTTTGGAACCTTATACTTCTATACAAAATATAGCTAAAGAAAGAGATAAAAAAAGACGTAAAAGTTTTGAAGATTTTGCATCTATATTAAATACTAGAGAAGAAAAATCTAAAAACTTTAAAAGTTCTTTTTCTCCTGCATTTAGAAGCGAGTTTAACAAAGGTGGTAGAGTTGGTTATGCTGAAGGTTTAGGAGTTTCTAAAAATGTTAGTAACGTTAAGAACGAGCCTGAAAATAGAATAGACCCTTTTACAGGACAACCTTACTCAGACCAGATGGCTAGATTAGGTTTGAATGAAGGTGGTATTGTAACTCCTGAAGAGAATAGATTAGGTATTTATAGTTATTTAGAAAATAAACAATTAAGACCAGAAGCTATAGTTGGGATTATGGCTAATATAGATAAAGAAACTGGAGTTGAAAGTAATAACTGGAGAGGTTCTTATAGTCATAAACAACAAGAAGTTGGCAATAGTAAGTTAGGTCAAGGGCTATTTCAATTTACTACTAAATTACATAAAGAAGGATACGAAAACTTTTTAAAAGATAACAAGTTAGACGATTCTAATGAAGCTAATTTAGAATATTTTTTAGATACAGTAATAAATCCTCAAAGTAAAATGAGAGAACAAATAGGTGGTCGTAATTTAGATGAACTAAGAGATGTTTTTGAAAAAGGAAACATACAAGAAATTACAGAAGCTATTAATAATAAATGGTTAAAGCCTAAAAGTTATGGGACAAGAGAAGAAAACCCAGAAGCTCATTTAAAAAACTTAAAAGATAGAAACTTTAGGGCTAATAGAATAGTTGAAGAATTAAATTTATTTAAAGACCAATGATACTTTACACAGAGGCACAACTTGAAACAGCTTATAACATCTATAGGCTACACCAACTAGGACAAGGCGTAGGCTTTATGGACTTAGAAAGCTTTAGAAAACTTTACGAAGACTTAATGGAAGGAATAGTATAGTGGGATTTCCATTTGAAATAGTAACTATGTTAGCTTCTACATTGTTAGGTGGCTTTATGAGTGTGTGGGCTGAGAGTCGTAAGGCTAAAGCTGAACAACAAAAGTTACTTATAACACGTGGTGAGTTTGAAATGAAAGCAAGAAAACAATCGCTTGACCACGGGTTAAAAGATAAAGGCTTTGCATGGACAAGAAGAATAATAGCACTAACATCTGTGTTTGCTATTGTATTACTGCCTAAACTTGTAGCTGTATATTATCCTGATGTATCTGTTACTGTAGGCTATACTAACTGGAATCCGGGATTTTTGTTCTTTAGAGAAGGTAGAGAAATATTTGAGTGGATAACTTTTCAAGGGCTTGTAATAACACAATTAGATACTAACTTAGTATCAGCTATTATAGGTATGTACTTTGGTGGTAGTTTAGCAAAAGGTAGATAATGAATACTAATCAATGGATGAACCTACTAGAAACAGTAGGAATACCGGCAGCTTTTGCATGTGCATGTGGTTATATGGTTTGGAAACTATTTCAACATTTAATAGCAGACGTGCATAAAAAATTAGATGTACAACACGGTATGATAGTAGCCTTAATAGATAGAATAAGACAGATGGATAATGACATGATAAGGATAGATTCTATGTGTAGAACAGTATTAGGAGTTCAAGTAGACGTAGATAGAATAGCAAGAGCAGATGGCAAAAAAGACCAAAGAAAAGATTAATACAATAGATGACATACACCCAATGACACAAATTACAATAGCTTCTATAATTCAAGTTTGTGTACTAGGATTTATGTTGTTATCTATGTTAATAATTAATAATTTATTTTAAAAAATATGAAATTAATACCGACATTTAAAAGCGATAAAACTATAAGGAACTGCAAGTTTTGTATGTTCTTTTGGACTATGCTTATTATGTTCTGGTCTCTTGATAGTTTAGCAGACGAAGTAGTATTTAAATTTAAAAGTCCTAGTTTTAGTGGCATAGGAACTTCAAGTCATTATCTTACAATACAAAATCAAGAGTTTAATCGTAAAGAAGCACTTAAAGCAGAGATAAAAGCTTTACAAGACCAGATAGAAAGAGACAAAGAAAATACAACACTTGCAAGATTTATAAGAAATTTAGAGTCTAGAATATATGCACAGTTATCTAGACAGTTAGTAGAAAATTTATTTGGAGAGACACCTTCAGATAACGGCATATTAGAATTAGAAGGCAATACTATAGAGTATAGTGTTGTAGATGGAATAATAACTTTAACAATTACGGACTCAGATGGGAACACGACAGTTATTTCTTTGCCTATTGGTAGCTTCACTTTCTAGTTGTGCAGTTCTAAATGAGAATAATGACTTAGTATTAACTAAAAAAATACAGTCTACTTCTACAATAGAGTTACAATCAGAAGAGTTAAAGAATTTACCACCGGCTAAGAACAAGCCAACAATAGCAATATACCCTAATAGTTTTAGAGACTTAACAGGGCAAAGAAAAAGTAATAGTACCTTTGCTTTGTTTAGTACAGCTATTACCCAAGCACCTGAAGCTTTTTTAATTAGAGCTTTTAAACATACATCAGGTGGAAACTTTTTTAGAGTTGTAGAAAGAGTAGGTTTAGATGACCTGACAAAAGAAAGACAACTAATTAGAAGCACTCGTAAAGAGTTTGAAGAAGACAAACAAATGAAACCTTTGCTATTTGCAGGGTTACTAGTTCAGGGTGGAGTTGTTAGCTATGAAGCTAACCTCAAATCTGGAGGTGCTGGTGCTAGATATCTAGGAATAGGTTCTAGTAAACAGTACAGAGAAGATGCAGTTACTATATCTTTAAGGTTAGTATCTGTGTCAACTGGTGAAGTACTTACAGAAACATTAGTTTCTAAAAGTATTTTATCAACAAGTATTTCTCAGGATATATTTCGTTTTATTGAAACTGGTACTGAACTAGTGGAAGTAGAAGGTGGTGTTGCTGAGAATGAAAGTGTTTCTATAGCTTTGCAAAAGGCAATAGAGACAGGTGTTTTAAACATAATAAAAATAGGAATAGAGAGAGGCTATTGGGAATATGAATAACAAATTAATACTAACTGCACTAGTGATTATGTCTATAATGACTTATGCAGCGGATAATGAGATATACGTTGAACAATCTGGAGCTACTGCTAATCTTGATTTAGAGCAATTAGGTTCTGCTAATATTATAGGTGGACTAAATTCCGTAGCCGGAACTTTAACACCTTTAGATTTAGACGGAACTTCTATGACACTGGATATAAACCAAATAGGTTCTACTAACAGTTTCTTAGGAGATATAACTGCTGATAACTTCACAGGCTTTTTTGAGTTTGATGGAAGCAGTAACGGTTTTACTATACAAGTTGACCCTACTAATACATATGGAGCTGATGGTTCAGATGTTAATGTAGATGTAACTGGTAGCAGTAATACTTTTACACTTGATTTAGCTACAAGCTCTATGTCTAGTAATACAGACTTAGACTGGATTATTAACGGAGATAGCAATACTATTAATGCTGATATAGATTATGACGGTGCTACTAACTACATGGATATTGATGGTGATTCAAACACTGTAAACTTTGACGGACAAGGATACGCAGGAGGTTACTTCTACCTTGACCAAACAGGTAACAGCAGAACTTTTAATATAAATCAAATGAGTACACTTGATAATGATTGGCTTAAAATATTGTCTACTGGTTCTAGCGGTACTATCTGTGTCATTCAGAACGATGGCGGAACCGCAGTCGGCTGTTGATATAGGTAATATAACAGAACTAAACGGTACAGGCAGGGTTGTAAGGGATAAAACCTTTAACGCTGCCTTATCTTTTAACATAAACAGTTTTGATAATGTCCAAACTTCTAACGGAAGATTGGGTATTACATTTAAAGATGACAGTCAAGTTAGATTGACTGAGCATTCTCAATTAATTATAGATGAATTTATCTATGACCCTGACCCATCTAAATCTAAGATGGCTCTACAATTTGCTAGTGGAACTGCAAGGTTTATTACTGGTAAGTTAGCTACAATAGACAAAGAAAATATTCTAATAAAAACTCCTAGTGCTACGATAGGTATACGTGGAACTGATTTCACTGTAACTGTAGACGAACTAGGACGTTCTCTTGTTATTCTTTTACCTGACAACGATGGTCTACCTAGTGGTGAGATAGTTGTTGCTACAGCTATGGGACAAGTAGTACTTAATAAACCTTATCAAGCTACTACAGTTTCAATGTTTGAATCTGCACCAACTAAGCCCGTTATCCTTGACTTAACACTTGAGTTAATTGATAACATGTTAATTGTAAACCCGCCAAAGGAAACCGAAAGTGTACAAGGAGAGGACAGAAGTAATAGTACTGGCAACATTTTGGATGTTGACTTTTTGGAGTTCGATGATTTAGAAGTAGATTATCTTGCTGAAGATGAGTTAGAATTTACTGAATTAGATATTAATTATCTTGATGTAAACTTTCTTGAAGACTTGTTAGATATAATAGAAGACGTTAATGAATTAGAGCAGACAGAAACTTTACTTAATACATCTATAGATTTAAAAGGTACTCAAGTTGGGTATGATTCTTCTACGCAAATAAATACTTTTCTTACAGACAACCTTATAACTTTCTATAAAACTTTAGAAGATACAATAAGATTAGACTTAGACAAGTCAAATGCTTACACCGTTATTATGATACAAAACGGTAAGAGTACACAGATTATAGTTAATGGTGGAGGAGACTCTACTATTAAAATTACACAGGGAGACTAGCATGAAGTGGGCAATTACCTTATTAACTCTATTAACTTTACCTCTCCTCTTCAACCTTGCACCCTTAGAAGTAATGAGACTCAAGACTTTTGATGCTCTTGTTACAACTCCAGAACCAACTGGATACTTTTCAATCCTCAACATAGACGAACAATACCTAGATGAACAAGGTGGATATCCTCTGCCTAGAGAAACACTTGCAAAGATTCATAAAGATATAATGGATGCTGGTGCTTTAGGTGTTGGTTGGGTTATGTTATTCCCTCACCCAGATAGATTAGGCGGAGATGATGAGTTCTCTTTAGAGCTTTCAAAGTCTCCTAGTGTTATAGCTATGCCAGAAGTAGCTAACAATAACTATCCACAGACAGTAGGTACAGTAATCAAAGGACCAATAGTTTCGTTACCAAAAGCACAAGGCTTTTTAGAAAACATAGATGTATTAAAACAATCAGCAGGACAAGGTGCTATATCTGCACCGGTAGATGTAGATAACTTAGTAAGGCGTATACCTTTACTACAGCAAACAGACAATGGGTGGGTAGCTTCGTTTGGAACAGAAGTTTTAAAAATACTAGGAGGTGGTCAAACTTATCAGATTGTTACAAATCAGAATGGAATTGAACAGGTTAGAGTAAGAGGCATCCCACCCATCTCTACTGATAGTCTAGGACGTAAATGGATTAGTTGGGTTGATACACCACAGACAACACTAACTGAGATGAATGTTGCAGGTAAGTTTGTGTTTGTAGGCTTTACTGCAAAGGGAATAGCTCCGCAACTTGCAACACCTACCGGACTCTTAGAGCCTCATAAAATACAAGCAGCTCTCTCTGAAAGTATGTTAATGGATACACCACAGATACCAGACTACAGGTTGTTAGTTGAGTTCTTATTATTATGTGTCTCAGGCTTACTGACAGCTCTTGCAATCAACTATCTCGGTATCACTAAAGGCGTAGTATCATTCTTAGGAATGTTAGCAGGTGTAGGATATCTTGAATACTATTTTGTTGCTAATAATTTACTTATAGATGTTACATGGAGTATGACATGTATGACACTTATTGCAACTCAACAATTCTATCTTAACTTTAGAACACAATTTAAATTAAGACAACAGATTAAGAAACAGTTTGAACATTACCTTGACCCAAGACAAGTAAAAAGATTGCAAGATAATCCAGAACTTTTAAAGTTAGGAGGAGAACGAAGACGTTGTACGTTTTTATTTACAGACGTTAGAGGCTTTACAAGTTTATCAGAAAGACTAGAACCTGAAGAAGTTACCGACATTATGAATAAAGCATTAACAATTCAAGCTAATGCTGTAAAAGAAAACGGTGGTATGGTAGATAAATATATAGGAGATGCAATGATGGCAATCTTTAATGCACCTGTAGACTTAAAAGAACATGAAAATAAAGCGATACAAACAGCGTTGCAAATACACCGAGAAATGGCAAAAGCATCATTAGGAATTGAAATAGGTATTGGGATAAATACAGGAGTCGCATGTGTAGGGAATATGGGAAGCGACACACGTTTTGATTACACTGCAATAGGTGATGCTGTTAATTTAGCTGCAAGACTTGAAAGTTCTACCAAAGAAGTTGGAGAAGATATTGTAATTGGATATACTACAGCTATGAATTCTACCATAAAAACTAAATATTTAGACCCGATAAAGGTTAAAGGTAAAAAAGACGAGATAATTATATACACAATTCAATAAATCTTATAGGATAAACACAGAAGCTCTGTATTAAAAAGTTCTTACATCTGAAGCAATCGTATTCGGTACTATCAGATATGTTAATACAGAGCATACAGTAAGGTCAATTTTCTTTAATCTGTCATTTTACGTGCATTTAAGTTAGCTTCTATATAATTATGAACTTTATCTAGTTTTTTTGTAGCTTCTCTAATTACTGTCTGTAATGTAGAATATTCTTCTACAGTAAAATACTTTTTTAATTCTTTTATATCTGTTGAAGTTCTTTCAGTAATTAAATTACCTGCTCTATTATATAAAAGTTTATATCCAAGTAACTGAGCTTCTTCTCTTTTAGTCTTAGCCATTATTCAATCTCAGTAAAAGTTACCGAGTCTTGTTTACCACGAAGACCAGCTTTCATATAAGTAGTAGCTCTACCTTCAAAAAAGTTTTGATGTTCAACACCCATAACTTCATCAATCCAACCAAGAGGATTTTCTTTTTGGTCATAATTAGTTTTAAGCCCTAGTTGAAGTAATCTTCTATCAGCAATATATCTATTGTAAGCATACATATCTTTTTTAGTTAGTCCTTCTAAGTCTCCCATTTCAAACACTAAGTCTAAGAATTTATCTTCAAGCTCTACCATTTCTCTGCAAATTTGATATAGTTCTGCTTTAAAATCATCAGTCCATATTTCTATGTTTTCTTGTATAAACTCTCTAAACAATTTAGTCATAGCTTCAACATGCATAGACTCGTCACGGATAGAATAAGTAACTATCTGTCCCATGCCTTTCATTTTACCAAACCTAGGAAAGTTAAGTAGAATAGCAAAGCTAGAGAACAGCTGTAGTCCTTCTGTAAAGGCTGAGTATACAGCAAGTGTTTTAGCGATAGTTCTTTTATCAGACTTAAGAGGTTTAAAGTTTCCAACATAGTCATGCTTGTCTGCCATCTCTTCATACTCTGAAAAGGCTTTGTACTCTATCTCAGGCATTCCAACTGTATCAAGTAGTAAGCTGTACGCATCTTGATGTATTGATTCCATGTTTGCAAAAGAAGACATCATCATTCTTGCTTCAGGTTTTTTAAAGATAGGCATATACTTATCTATATAACCTGATGCTACATCTACATCTGACTGAGTAAACAATCTAAATATTTGTGTAAGTAAATGTTTTTCTTCAGGTGTTACATCTTGCCAGTCTTTAACATCTGTATGTAAAGGTACAGATTCAGGCATCCAGTGCATTTGATTTTGCAGTTTGTAATATTCATACATCCATGGATATTCAAACGGTTTGTAATAATCTCTCGTTTTTAATAAGCTCATAATTTTTTTCCTTAACCTTCACAGGCTATGCATTCCACATCATCTAATCTTATACGTGGAATTTTAGTGTTTACATTTTCTACATTTCTTGCAGCATTAGTTCTAAAATAATATAGTGATTTTAATTTATTCATACCATACCAATGCACGTCATTTACATACTGCATATAACTATCGTGCACTTCTTGAGATTCTGTTGATTTAGGTAAAGTAAAGAACAAATTAACTGACTGTGCTTGACACACAAACTGTTGTCTTTGATGGGCATGTTCTACAATCCA